ATACCAGCCTGTTGTGGCATACCAGCCTGTTGTGGCATACCAGCCTGTTGTGGCATACCAGCCTGTTGTGGCATACCAGCCTGTTGTGGCATACCAGCCTGTTGTGGCATACCAGCCTGTTGTTGCTGGTTTCCCGACAAAAATTGTTGAATGTTTTGCATTAATTGATTTTGAGATTGTCCTTGTTGTTGTTGTTGCTGTTGCTGAGCAGGAAGTTCATATTGCTTTGCAAAATCTCTAAAAGCATCTAGACCTTGTGGTGCTAACGCTTTTGATTGCTGAGCAGATACTCCATAAGATTGATAAGCTTTTTCTAACTTATCAGCTTGCATCTGTTTCATCTTGCTTTGAGCTAAAACATTTAAACCTCCCGCTAAACCTTTTCCAAGCAAAGACCAATCTGAAACTCCATCTTGTGGCATAAATGTTACCATGCTCACTCCTATATTTTAATTGATATATTAATATTACATTCCACCCAAATAAGCTTGTAGCATTTGAGTTAAAACCGGTATCACTTCAGAAGCAATCTGGGCACCCCCAGAATTTTTTTGCCCATGTCCTATATTTTCAAATTGAGGCCGTAAAAACATCTGTAACAATTGCATCAAGTTTTGATTTTGCATTTGTTCTTGTTGCATGTTAAAACCTTGCTCTTGGCCAGCAAGATCAGATTGAAGACCCGCGCCAGCTTGGCCAAGTTGGTTTGAAAACGCAGCTGACCCAAGTTGTCCACCGCCCATTGAAGTAAATCGTTCAGCCAATCCAGGAACGGTTTGAGTTTGAAAGTTTCTTTGAGCTTGTTGTGCTAATGGTTGAAAGCTGGACATACCATTATTGCTACCGGGTAGATTAAAATTTCCAAGTGCGCCTTGTGATAAATTCCCAAGAAGAGAATTAAGCCCTTGTTGTTGGCCTGTTTGATTTGAAAGTTGTTGAAATCCAGCTGGAGCACTCTTAAAAAGTGAAGCTTTTGGCTGATTAGAAGGAATGAAATTTGAATTTTGATTTATAGCCATGAAAGTTCCTAAAAATTATTCTTTAACATATTCGATAACAACATAAGAGATTGTGTATGCAGTCATATCAATTCCCGTCGTGATAATAACATTAGTTTTATCAATGGATAACTCTATATTTTTATTTAATGTAGGAGAAGAATAAGGAAGTGGAATATAGTTCATAGCTATATTATTAGTAGCAGATCCATAGACTCGCGTCACAGAAAAACCATTCGTAAGTCCTATTGAATGAGGAATGTTTTTTGTTGAAGCGTTTGGCAAAGCTCCCGCTACAATAACCATTCTATAGACTTGTCGACCTGTAACATTAGGATTTGTTGAATCAGAAAAGAAGAGTTGGCCGTTAAGGTATTCATTTCTAGGATATTCTGCAGACTCTTTTAAGTTGAGAGCTAATTCTATACTATTAATGTTTTGGTAAAGCCGAACTAAAACTTCTTTAAGCTCAAGAGAAAGATCTTTATTAACCCGTAAAGAGTCTATTTCCCAAATATTTGTACTTGGGACAAACAAGCCGGTATTATTTTGAATATTCATCGACATAAATTATCCTTGCAGAATAAAGACATATACGATACAGTAATTTCGTTATGATTTCTTCATATCAAACTCTCCTTTTTGGCCATATCTTCACGGATATGGTCTTTTTACGTCAATGTATATGAAGAAGGTCGAGCGTGAAATATCATAGCGTTTAACTCAAAATTATTAAGCGCAGTATAAGAAAACCCAACAACATCTCCTGCACTATTTGTATCTACAGAGTATGATGTCATCTGAGACTCACTTAGGAATATTCTCAACTGAATACATTGTCCATTTGCTATTAAATAAACAGGATGCCATAAACGAGTCTGATAAGCCTCTATTGGGACTAAAGAATATGCTGATGTTTGTAGCGTACCATTTCCAAGTGCAGAGCCCGTAAAAGCAGCTGCTTCAAGCATCGATATATTGTTTGCTGATGATAGAAAATAATCGACAGTAACAGCTCCGTTATCAGTTTTATCAATTAAAAAATCAACTTTATTAAAGGTTATTTTTCTATCTTTATCAGCATAAAAGTTATACTGCTTTGTCATAATATCGATCTGACTGATTCGTTTAATAACACCACCACCCTTATAAGATCCTGAAATGGTAATAGGCTGAAAATTATTACCTACAAATGCTATAGAGAATGAGTTTGGATTATTATCATTTACTGGATCGGTAACAACTCGTCCTGCAGCCGTTGTGGAAACCTTTCCATCTGAATCAGTAAAAACAAGACCGTTCATAGAAGAGAATAAGAGATAGTCTTCAAATTCAACATTATGATTAATGCATATAACGTCTAATATGTAGTTGGGCGAAGAATAGACTGCTTGAGTAACCTGTAATGCATAGGCATTATCACTAATATCAGCCTTAATAATTACAACAAATCCTTGTTGGTTGCCTGCAATAACTGATTTAAAAGAAGGGTTTGTTGTTGCATCAAAGTTAGTATTCCAAACAGCATTAGATTCTTTCCATGTAAGATTGGTTGTCTCCCAAATATCTCCGGGTGTATCTTTACTGAGCGAGTAGTAACCAAACGTTGTAAATGAGTCGTCGTTAATACTCCATGCATCATTTACGTAATTATATACAAGAACTTTGTTTGGATAGTAAAAATTATCAGATCTACCTGATGATGGATAGGTCCAATAGACCATTTCAGTGAAAAAGTCTCGTATTCCAGCAACTCTATTTGCACCTGATTCTTGCGTGCTTATATCAAATGCTAGTTGTGGAATTTTATTATCGATTCGCTCAACACCTGTTCCGTTACATGCGTGAATTCCAACATTTGATATTCCTAAAACAACTTTATCAAAAGGTACTTCAGAAAAGGTTGAGCTTGCTCCAAGTTCTGTGTTAATTTTTTGCCAAACAAACGGCAAAACTTGATTACCTGTATAGGCTATCTCGTATGTACTATTTTCAAAGAAAACAATAAGGCGATCTTTTATAAATTGTGCTGAGACAATCGCTTCACTTGTTGGTGCATCGATTTCAGAACCATTTCCTGGAAAGTCTTGTTGCCACGATGAGGCATACAGTGGAGAACCAACGCCCGAATATCGAAGTCTAGATTTAAATTCAGTTGAAACTCCATTGATAAGCTCAACTGTATTTAAAAGCAAAAGCCTGTTTTTAAAAGAAATAATAATAAGAGCAGTTTGAACGTAGTTATTACCTGAAAAATAGACGTTTGTATTAATAAATGCACCGGTGACTTGCAAAATCTTTGATGTCGTATCAAAGGTTGCAGTACCGACCGGTCCACCAGGACTATTTGAACTACGCACAAGATTAACAATGGAAGCTGCTGGCAGTAATGGAAATTGAAACGAAGTGAGGCCTACTGTTACAATTTGGCCCGGAAAAAAGGGTGCACGCGCTGTTAAATCTATAGATACATCACCAGATCCGTCTGTAATTCCTACATTTGCACCAATCGTCCAATTTAAAACCGGCTTATGCCAAGAAGTACCATCAAAATAGCGTATTCCATCTGCAACTGTGTTATTAGAAACCCAAAAAAGGTTAACATCAGACGTTGCACCTTGATAATTTATCATCCAAAAAAATCGAGCATCAGAACCAGTCCAGACTGATGACCCTACAGATAAACTATCTTCTACACTTAATCGAATCCAAGCCTGTGTAATATCATCAAAACGATAACTAAACGTAGTATCAAACCCCATGGTAAATAGTTCACTAGACGCTGGGCGAAAGTACGAAGAGAGCCCCATGACAGGATTCGATGGATAAACAAAAATAGGCGTCGCATTGGCTGGTGGTGTCGCATTAAAAGTAAGCGTAATAGAATTTGAACTCGTAACAGAAGCTATCCATGATGCATTGGTCGACAATAAACTATCAGAGACGTTATTGGTTACAACGGTAAACAAGCTATCGTTGATTGATATCACTTGTCCTGCTTGAACTGTGATGCCTGTAGGATAGGTAATCAGTTTACTTCCTGTGCCATCTGCTGTACTAACCTGAAATCTTAGGCGAGAGTTCCTTTGGGTCTGTCCCATCCATTGTGATCCAAACCGTTTCCTAACTCTACCGCGATAAACATAGGCATTCTTCATACTACTAAATGCGTTATCGTTAATTAAGAATGGTTTTATATTTGTTTGTATACCGCTATTGCCGTCATTAAAACCTATATAGAATTTATCCATTATACTCCCACTCCTATAGCATACCAATAGATGGATGTAGAAATTGTTGATGGTGCGTTAAACGTAAAGGTGGTTGTTGTTATATCTGTTATGTAAGGGCCAGGAAAACCGGATACCGGAATAGCATAGTTTACACTTGGAGTAAATTGAACAATGAAAACAGAGGAAAACAGTGGAAAACCTGAAGCGACGGGAAACGGTATAACATTTGCTCCTGCAATGATTCCTGATGCGTTTCCCCATTTCATTAACACTGAACCTGCAAGATATCCCCAGCCTTGTACTGCGGGTAATGATAAGTTTCCCATTGCGCTTAATGGTGTCCCAACTATTGCAGCAGGATAGGTGAAGAAAACCTCAGATCCATTTGCGTCCGATGATACAGCTGCATATAAAGACATCTGACTTGAGGTTGTAACAGGAACGCTACTTTGAAAAGGTAATGTTAAAAACTTATGCTTGCCCTGATTAACATCATTAAACGCAACATGGTTCACACTAAGAATTTCATTAATTGCCTGAAAGTTGCTATTAATAGGCATTTGTGTTGCCGCTATGCTGTTACCACCCTGAGGTACGTTGTTTCTATATACATACTTTGGTATTGGCATACTATGCTCCTAAAGCCATCCAAAAGAATTGAACTGATGATACATTTGCCCCAGAAACAAAAACTGAATACGTTAAATTGTCTACTGGTTGAATAAAGACGAGCTCAACATTATCCTGCAAGGGCATCATTTCTATATGAAAAGGTGTGTTTTTAAATGGTGGAATGTTAGTAATTATCGGAAAAGGATATACCAAAGTTCCACTCGATGCTTGTAGTGGAGCTGAAAAGCCCCATTTCATTAAAATTCCACCTGATATATATTGCCAGCCTTGAAGGCCATGTATTGGATCAAAGATTTGTCCACCAGAGCCGTCATTTACTACAGACCCATCAACCTGCATAACTCTTCCATTACTTGGGTAACGAACAAATAATCCAGAGACTTGAGCATCATCTATCTTTTTAGCATATAAAGCCACTTGATCTGAAAGCGTATCGGGATCACTTTGCTGTTGAGTCAGTGTAACCAAAGGGTGTAATCCAGGCGTTGTTGCATCAAACCCTGTATGATTAACATCCATAAAATCAGAAATTGCCTGAAAGTTTTGTTGAATAATTGGTTGAGTGTAACTTCTTCTATCGCCACCTTTTGGAGTGTCTGGTACGTATGCCATTTTAAGTTCCTATCGCAAACCAATTAATAGTTATTGGATTCAAATATCCAGTTACACGAAATGTTGTTGGCCCATATCCTTGCCAAACCTGAAGTCTAGGAAAAACTAGAGAACCAGGAATCGTTGCCGTTGCTTTTATATACCCTTGACTCGTCGTAAAAACAGGAATGCTTGGATCTGTAGGGAAAACAACAAACTGATTGCCTGTTGAGACGGTAGCTGTTCCCCATTTCATAATCACTCCGGAAGGAAATTTTGACCAACCAACTCCTGATGTTCCCGTTGAACCAGAATTACTACCCGTTAATTGCGAAAGTGTATTATCAGGATACTTTAACCACAATTGAGGAAAGTTTGCTCCTGTCGTAACACGAGCGAAAAGGTTAAGGTCAGTTGGACTTGTAGCTGGATTATTATCTGGTGGAATTGGTGCATTAGGCATAATAAGATGCTTGTGGCAACCTTGTAATAAATTACCAAAAGCAACATGGTTCTGTTCTATTATAGTTTTAACAGATTCAAAATTTTCAAGTATCTTAGGCTGAGAGTCTTTGAGAGTTTCTGTTTCTTCAGGAGCTGTTGGATTATAAGGCAAAACCATTTACCATCCTCCCCATGAAGATCCTGGACCCCATGATCCACCTGTTTGACTGCCCTGATCTTGAAATATCGTTGGAGTTCTTTGTGATGACATTTGAACAATCGTTCTTCTATTGATTAAAATCTCTTGTTCTTTCAATGAGGGCATAATCATATTAACTGCATCATAATCTTTTCGATCTTCAAAAATCTTCTTAGCTGCATTAAGCGCTATAAGCTGAGACCACTCAGATAATTCAGGAGTTTGATCTGATTGCAATAGTTCTGTTGGTTGTACAAAAACTTCCATACTCACTTCATATGATTGATCGGGCACAGGTCTCATTGTAAAAGCACCATCATAAAACAACATAGCTTGTGGTCTTGATGGATTTACTTGAACTGACTGGCTATTGATTTGCACGCCAGCACCAGGAGCAGTAGCAAAGTTTACAACATACTTGCCAGTATTATAGTTTATATAATTAAACCCAGGAAAGTTTGAATCTGATTCATATGGTGCATCAAGTTCTAATACTGGTATTGCATTAATTGATGATGGTAATGACTGTGAGTTAGTCGTTAATGCATTATATAGTAGACCATAGTTAGTTGGATTCTTAGTTGTAGCATCTAAAATAGGAGAATCTTTCATAGCAAGACCATTACCAAATGAGTCTATAGAGCTGAATAGAATATTATTCTGTAAGAATATTGATTGCTGACCAGAAGTAGATTGAGTATTTGCTTGCGAAGTATTAATAAAGCCAGAAAACATAGTTTCTGATGCATCACCACTCGTACCAATACTTGAAATACTGTTAATCTTAGAATACATTCTAAAAAACTGATCTCTCGATTCAAAATATGATGCTTGAAAACCAGCTACATAGATTGGAGCGTCAATTGTAATATACTTGTCCAAAAAATTGTACAATGGGCTGTTAGTATTTGTTTTTGTTGAGTAAGTATCAATGTTAGGTAATGTATAAAAACTAAAAGTCTTTCTTAAATTAAAAAGACGTAACGTTTCAGGAAAATCGTAGAGAATATAGGTATTAATATACTGATCTAACTCTGCCGTAGTCAGTAAATCTTCAGAAGGAGAGTCAGATATTCTTCTAACTTTCTCTCTTATAAACTGTAAGGTTGCATTTGCCATACGTACTCCTAAAAGGGCAAAACATTTTTTGATGCACTCGATAGGGTGCTATTAATTTCACCTATCGGTATACTTTGAGCGTACTGCTCAGGAGAGCCCGGAACAACAAACTGACTGAAATATCGTGTGTCAATATCTACATCGAATGTTGTTGTTCCGGTCACTATTATAGAACCAAATTTTTCATTTATCTGGGACATGCCATACTTAACTGGCACAACAACCCTTATAATCAACCCTGAAAGATACCCATGATCAAAAGATGTCGTAACTGATGCAGGATAAGTATTGCTAATAGCAACTATTATTCTCATGGCAGGTTTAAATATAGGTTTTGTTTGAGCAAGTATGGTCATGTTAGTCCTTTTAAATTATAAGGCTTGAGCTATCAAAATCTCTTTTGAATGATCCATATCTGAATGATCAGTAAATTCTAGACTCTGAAAAGCCATACGCGCTATTTTTTTACTTACTTTAAACGTTGGTTTTCCATTTTCGTCCATACTGTTTTCATGTACAGGATACTTTGGATTTGTGTTGAGGTGTTTTGCGACGCCTAGCGGTATTGAATAGACTTGGTTATCATACATTTTAAAGTACTGTAGTTTGTCCCATTTATACTTCTTATACATAAATTCTACAAATCCGCTCGGGACTTCATAATATTTAAAAAGACCACGTACTATTTGTTTATCTTGTTCGTACATTGAACGTAAGTTTTTTTCGATGTCTGAACGAGAGTCTTCGCCACGATTAACTGTTTTTGGTTTTACTAAATCTTTACTGTGTTCCATAATAGTTCTCCTTAAAAAACAGAGGTCTCTATTTCTAGAAACCTCATAATGATCTTGTTAGATGTCGTCACTAAATGTTGTACCGGCTGACCAGTAAATTACATTACCTACTTGACCAGCTGGTCCATTTACGCCTGCAGCTAATTGCATTCCAATAAATGCTGTATTAGAAGTTGCACCAGATAAAATATCCACACCTTGCTCGACAGAATATGGAGTATCTTGGCCTACAGGAATAATTTGAGCAAATGTTAGTGCATTCGCTGATGAAGCTGGGAAAGCAAACGGTGTAAATGATGATGAATCAATATCAAGCGTAATTGTGTTTCCACTTAATACGTTTGTATTAATTGCAAGAATCGTTGCTTGCAGATTAGAAATCTGAGTCATCCCAAAGACAGCAGGAACAATAATTCGAACAACTTGTCCAACTTTATAACCATGCGTTACAGAAAGTGTTACAACAGTAGTTTGTCCTGGTGTTATTTTTGTAATCAATCTTCTACGAGGATAGAAAATAGGATCAAACTTAACAAGAGACCAAGAACCTGTTGTGCCAGCACCTGTCAATTGAGGCATGTAATCAAGTGAAAATGTACCTGATGATATTGTGTTATTACCAACAGTAAAATGCATACCACCAAGTTGATTTCCGCCAGCAACGTTCGTCAACTGAACAATATTGCCTGCAGATAAATTTGATGCAGCTGCAGAAACTACAGGGATTGCAGCAGTTGTAACAGAACTTACTGTAGCATTTGGATTGCCTTTTTGATCAACAGCAGAATTAACATACGTAAATCCTGTTGTCGTAATAATGTCTAAATTAGCACCAGCAACAGAAGAACCAGCCTTTAAATGAGCAAATCCTTCCCCTGCAGTCATCCCTACTTGCCATGAAAATGACTGACCAACAGCAGTTGTTTGAACTGTGCCTGAAACTGTGTAGTTCTGTGTTTTCATCCAACTTACGCCAGAACGTAAAGGAATGGTTACGGTAGAACCAGTAGAGGTAAATCTACCTTGCAATGTGATTGTGTTATCCATAATATTCCTTTAGTTAAAGAGTTGCTCTTAAGTTAAATATCCATAGATCATTAGTGATAATAGGACAGCAGGCCATTTTATAACCAACACTTGAATTCTGCGCCAAAGGATCAGAATACATTGGAGGACGGTATACAAAAGTGCTGGAATATCCATCTTGCTCAATATATGCATAAGCTTGCAAGCCAGTGATCAAAGTATTATACACTGTAGCACCAAGCATTGATGCGTTTTCAGTTTTGCTACCCAATGATGAAATCAAGAATCGAACTGAGTTAACAGCTCCCCACTCAGATCCCAAAATATTTCTTTGTGATGGATATTGTCCAACTTGGATAAACCCGTTCACTGCTTTTAGACTGCTGACCATGTCAGTGTGCATCATAGCCCAATACGCTGATAAAACTGGCCCTGTTCCAAACTTATCTTGGCCTTCAATGTTGCCAGAGATAGTGTTAGCGTTGTTTGATAAAAGACCTTGAATAACTACATCAATATCTGATTCTGTTATTTCTGTTGGAGAATCCATTTCTATTACTTTTTGACTTATAGGCTTAATCACTGCTATGCTATTAACATGATTAAAAATACTCTTTATGCTTATACGGCTGGCTACTTTGATGGCGACGGCTGCTTTCATATTCGTAAACAATTTCTTAAAAATAGAAAAAATGCTAAATACCTTATGGGTATTACTATTGCTTCTACAAATAAAGAGGTGCTTACTGTCTTTCAACAAGAATTTAAAGGAACCATTCAATCTCCAAAACAATCTGAAGAAAGAATCCACCAAAAAAAGATGCATTATCTTGTTATGGGTAAAAAAGTTTCTTTGATATTTCATAACAAAATTGTCAATTTCTTGGTTGAGAAAAAAGAAGAAGCAGAAATTTTTATTAATTTTGCTACTGCTGACCGTCAAGAAAAAGATGTTCTTATCAATGAAATGAGAAACCATAAAAAATTTATTAACTTGGTTCAAAAAGATCAAAAGCAAGAGCTTGATTCTATTAAAAAAACTGTAAAACCAACCCGAGAAGACTTTGCTTATCTTGCTGGTTTTATTGATGCTGAGTGCTGTTTTTCTATTAGTAAATATAAGCCCAAAGATAGACCTAATTATACTTATAAAATTATGCTTCAATGCAACAACAGTAAATATCCTTGCTTTAAATGGATTATTGAAAGATTTGGAGGTCATATCAACTTTATAGATAGAAACTCCAAAGATGCTTCTCAGAGAAATCAATTTTGCTGGGGAATTTCCGCTAAAGCTCTTTCTGAAATAATTAACAAAATTCACCCATTTCTTATTTACAAGAAACAAGTCTGCCAAGAACTTATTAACTTTTATAAAACTACTATCAAAATTCACGGCGATAGAGCGTCTGAAAAATTCAAATCTCACTATGATAGAGTGTTGATAGAAAGAGAAATTATAGTTAACAATGTTCATCGTTTAAACCTAAAAGGTATTTAATTACATATAAGCGGGTAGTCATTTCTGCTACCTCTCATGGTTATCCCATGAGACTCGACTATCGCATCCATATTTCTATGGTCTTCTTGTTTAGTCTGTCAGGCTGCACAACTTTCGTTTGCTTGCCCCTTGTTGCCGGTTAGCTAAAAGCCACTTCGGGTTCCAAGTCAATTAAAGAAGATTTTACAACGGCAAAAATCCAATTTGCAATACCGTTGAGACCACCAGTACAGTTAACAAATGAAGCTGTAGCTGCAAGTTTGTCACGTGTTAGATTATCTTCTGTATAACGAAGGGATACGCCCAATAATTTTGAACATTCGTTCAAAACAGGGTCTTGTACCTGCAAGGTTACCTGTTCGTTTATAATGACAAACGTTCCGTAGAATTGGATAACGCCATCAATATCTAAAGCAGAAAGATTTTGTCCTGGAGGAGTTATCCCTGTGTTTCC